CCAATCTCACACCAATGGAGTCGAATCATGGGTCACACTCACACCAATCTATGGATGAGCGAGTTCGGGCGACAGGAGTATCTCAAGTTCATCGAATCGCACCGAAGCGATGGTGATGCACACCCAGCATTGAAGTTCGCTGACCTTGACAGATACGGCAACAATCCAATCGAGAATCCGATGATTTATCACGGGGTCGATACTCATGTTTTCAAGCCAATGACGAAGAAAGAAAAATCCACAGTTCGCCAGAACTTGGGCTTGGATTTCAAGACCATCATTTCATCGGTTGGTCGAAACACGAATCGAAAGCAGATTCCAAGATTGCTCAAGGCTCTCCGTATTGCTCTCGATACAATTGGAGATGACAAGTCGATTGGATTGATTATCCATTGTGGCGACCCAACGGATTCAATGGGAATGGGCGGTTGGAAACTGCCAGACCTGATTAAGCAATTCGGACTGAACGACAATGTGATGTTCTCCGATGGTTCAAGCAACCCACTACACGGATTGAGCCGAGAGGACTTGGCTAAATTGTATGCGTGTTCGGATGCTCACGCTCTCGCAACTGGTGGAGAAGGATTCGGAATCCCATCCGCTGAAGCGATGGGTTGCGGAGTTCCAATCATCCTCCCAGATAATTCGACTGGTGCTGAACTTATCGGAGTCGATAACGAAAGAGGATGGCTCGTTCCATGCTCGGATTCAATCATCGGCCCCAAATGGGGAGTCGAGATGGGATTGGTTGATGTCGATGAACTCGCCAAAGCACTGGTCGCAGTTCACCAAAATCCAAAGGATGCCAGAATCAAAGGCGAACACGCTCGAAAGTGGGTCGTCGAGAATCTGGATTGGGATATAATCACCAAACAATTCCACGAACTGGTGGAATCCAGAATCGGAATGGAACACCCAATGCAGGTGTTCATGGAAAATCGAGGCGAGGACAATGACGAACTCTGATACGACGAAGAAGCAACGAAAGCGGTTCAAACCAAAGAAGGCCGATAAACCCCTCCAGAAGCGAGAGAAAAAGCCTCGCCCTATCAAGAGGCCAGTCAAGTGCGGAACTCGCCATAAGACGGTGTGTGAGGCTCATGGATTGCCATGTGCGATTGAAGTCGACTGGCCTGAATCCGATGATAGGCACAGATTCAAGAAAGAACTGCTCAAATTAGGCGCACCAGCGCATGACGAAGATAGCGACCATCGTTGCGTCGAGTGCATGAAAGAACGATTGATTGACAGCCCACATAAGCACTTAGATGTTGCAGGGTTGAATGAAGCGCAATTGAGGCGTATCAATTCTGGTGGTGGAATGACTATCCCGTCGTCGTCAAATCAACGCCAAGCGTTAAAACCCCCGAAGGACACCAGATAGGTTAAGGGATTATCATGGCCGTTCACTCATACACAGGTTGCACAGGAAAAATCACCGCCGGACCCGTCGGTTCTGAAACACTGGTTGGCTTCGTATCTGGCGACTTTTCGTTGGCTCAAGCAACTGGAAAATACATCACTCTCGGAACTAATACGAATGTTGCACACACTCGTGGTGTCAAGACCGTCAGCGGCTCTCTCAAGAAGGCTTGGGGAATCTCCGACGAGGACTTATGGACTTGGTTCAACGGCTCTCTCGAATACAACATATTCTTCGACGCTGAACAAACTGGAACTGACACATATATTATTTCAGGCTGCATCCTGACAGACCTCGCTATTGAAGGTCTTGAGGCTGGTGCTGAAGGCGCACTTATGATTAACGCATCCTTTGAAGGTCTATCCTTCAACCGAGATGCTTGAGGGGTGATTTAGATTGGCTCAATGGTTGGATTCGACGCTCGACAAAGCGGGGCAGGACATCGAAGTGGACATGGATGGCGTTGGACTCGTTGGTGCGGATGGAAAAGCCGTCACAGTTCTGCTATGCCGACCCATTTCAGCGGCAGAATATCAAGTTCTCAAATCCGACCCAGCGGCATTGAAGTTATCTGGCGAGGACAAGACCGAATATCTCGGCCTTCGCATGACATACGAGATGCTCGCCAAGTGCGACTCTTCAATCTCTTGGGGTCAGTTTCAAAAATTGCCTCTCGTATTGCTTGGAAAAATCGCAGAGCGAGTCGTCAAAGCGGCAGGGCAACCACTCCCAGATGGAGAAGGTGCGCTGGGAAAATCGTGACCTTTAGTCACACGATTGAAGGTCAATTTTATTTTCATTTGCTGAAAGAACTCGGCATGACTCCGCAACAATGGAGAGAACTCGACCCTCGTGATTCAGCATTCTTAGCGAATGCCTTCGCCGAATCAAAGCGAAAGGAGAGGGATGAGATGAAGCGTCGTCAACAACGACAACGACATGGGAGGCGATGAGTATGGCTAATGACATGAATATCAATGTCAAGGTCGGTGCGAACACGCAGGGCTTCTCGCAGGGCATGAAAGGAGTTCAAGGTGGACTCGGTGCATCTGGCGCATCCATGTCCAAGTTCTCGATGGGTGCGGTTGCTGGATTCGCAGCGGTTGGTGCAGCGGCTCTCGGTGCGGGTGCTATGTTGTTCAAGTTCGTGTCGAGTGCGACCAGTGTTTTCATCGACTTCGAGGCTTCTCTGACAAAGACAGCGGCCATCATGGGGAAAACCTCGATGGATGCGATTCCTGAAATAGTGTCGGAGGTCGAGCGACTTGGAAAAGCAACCAAATCAACCGTCAGCGAAGTCGCTGAAGCAGCCCAGATTCTCGCTCTCGCAGGTCTGGGGAGAGAGGATATTGTCGACCAAAAGGCACTTGAGAATCTCAACAATCTCGCTATTGCGGCGGGTGTCACAATCCCCGAAGCGGCGAGCGTGGCAATCTCCAGCCTGAAAGGTTTCCAGATGGAAACCTCCGAACTTGGTCGTGTCAACGATGTATTGTTGAACACGATGACTTCGACTTTCACCAACATTTCAGGCTTGGGAGAGTCGATGAAGTTCCTCGCACCAACCGCAGCGGCGACTGGAATCTCGATTGAAGAAGCGGCTGCTGCCGTTGGAAAATTGGGTGACGCAGGGTTGCAGGGTTCGATGGCTGGAACTGCATTGAGAATGGCAATCACCAAATTGCTGAAACCAACCGACGACGCTCGAAAATTGATGGACTCTCTGGGTCTTGACTTCTTCACGCTATCTCCTGCTGGAGAAGCGGCCAAATCAGCACTCCGTTCCGTCGGTCAACAACTGGAGGTCAGTAAGATACAAGCGGAGGCAACCAACGCTCAAATGAAGGCTCTAAACGAGGAACTCTCGGACTTGAGCATCGAGCAACAGACCAATAGCCTCGCCATTATGAAAATCAAGCGCAGGGCGGAGAAGGAGGGTCGTGAACTCAACAAGCGTGAACTGGAACAAATCGACAGACTCGAAAGTGCAAATGCCGATTTGAATATCACGATGGCCGAGCGACGAATCGAACAACAAGTCGTCGGCGCAGAGCAAAAGAAAGTCAACGCCACACTCTCCGACCAGAAGGCCGAATACTCCAGTTTGAATAAGACAGTTCAAGAGCAAACGACGGGGTTGACAAGCCTCTCCGATGTGTTCGGACAATTGCAGGCTGCGGGTGCTACAACCAATCAAATGCTTGAGATATTCGGTGTTCGTGGTGGAACGGCAGCGAACATTCTTTTGTCCAATGTCGATGGCATGGATGAACTCACAGCGTCAAATCTCAAGGCTCAAGAAGGCATGGGGAAAACCTCCGAGATGGTCGCAACGATGTCGACAACCACTCTCTTCGCCACTCAATCATTGAGTGCTGAATGGGAGGGATTCCTTCTCAAAATTGGAAAGGAGTTCGGACCCGTATTGCGAGATGAAATAATACCTGCTCTCAAAGACATGATTGTCGCTTTAGAGCCGAGCATTCCAGCATTCGCAGAGATGGCGGTGGCTATCGCCGAAGTGATTCCAATGCTCGCCGAATCTATGATTCCAATGATTGGACACTTTGCTCACTTGATGACGCTGCTCGCACCGATTATCAAATTGGTTGCGTATGCGATGGAGTTCATGTTTTTCTTCATGGAACCCGTTTGGCGAATGCTATCGGGAATCGCTCAAGTCATTGTATCAATTATCGAACTCGATTTCGATGGAGTTATCGACGGCTTGGCTACTGCTTTTGGCGCATGGTTTGAAGTTATCAATCCCGTTTGGCGTATATTGAAGTCAATAGCCCAGATGCTTGGATTCGACATGGGCGGATTGGCGAATGACATTGAAGAGTCGACTGGTTTCAATGTCGGCTCGGCTGCGGCTGGCGCTGGAATCGGCATGATGTTCGGCGGACCCGTCGGTGCGGCTGTCGGTGGATTGATTGGCGGAGTGTTCTTCGCCGAAGGTGGAATCGTGAGTGAGCCAACTGTTGGAATGGTCGGCGAGGCTGGAACAGAAGCGATTATGCCGATTGAAAAAATCGACGGAATTATCGCCAGTTCGTTGAAAAAAGCAGGGGGAACTTCTATCGGGTCCGATAGGCCGAGCATAACTTTGAACGGAGGAATCCACATCGGCGCAGGCAATAATGTGAATAAGGCCGAAGTTCAAGAAGCATTTGAGAAGTCATTGATTGTTGCTTTGACTGGTCGAAAGTTCAATCAATTGAGAGGCGTGATTTGAGATGGCATCAACCAAGCAGGACATAACCTATCTCTTTTCAAGAAGGTTGAACGGACTCGCTGAAAAGCAACGCTGGTGGCCTGCTCACATCACCGATAAATCTGGAATTGGAATCACGGTTGACCCGATGTTGTTCAACACGAACTTCGGACCCTCAACCATCGAGGATGAAGGTCGTGGAAAAGCAACCGAAGCAAACACCGCTGGGGTTCGTGTCGAGTGCTTGAATATCGACGGAACTGCACCATCTGGAACACCAACAATTCAAATCATTGATTCTGGAACTCTCAATGCTCGATGTGTAGTGACTCATCCTGACGGAACAAAAACCGAATGGAGATTCGTTGCACCATCGGCTGACTCTCAAGTCGGCAACGGATATGGAACACAGATTGGCACTGGTGCTGGTTCAATGAATCCATCATCAACAAGCCCGTTGCCAGCCGAGCCATCCTTCAAGACAACGGCGGGTCCATACCCCGTTTTCGCCACTCTCCAAGACTTCATTGATTGGCTCGATGGACTATCCAATTCATGGTCGAAGTTCACCTTCGACACATACTGGGCGGGTGCTGGTGGGATGGCTCAAGAGGCCGTCAAATCGGCATGGTTGCCACACGGACTCTTGGGTGATATTGCCTATGGTGGTTCAACGGCTGCATCAGCAGCGTGGCCTAATGCTGAAAATGACCCACGAATTGCGGCTGGGAATGCGGATGCGTTGCCAACGACGGGGTTGTATATTGCGACAATGTTCCAACCACTTCTCTATGATAACAACCAATTGTCATATTCATCCGACAACGCCAACACCGACATCGTGAAGGGCATATACGACCAGACCAGACCACTCGAAGATGGGTCGGGTTCATCGGGTGCATACTTCAATTTTTATAACGACGGAATGACTCGATATTCACAGCAGCCTCAAGAGCCAGCAGACAATTCTGGCTATCCTCAAATCGACACTATCGACGGCGGCTCATACAAATGGTTCAAGAATAGTGGCGACTTCAAAAATGGAAAGGTTGGGTCGTTTCAAAAGGTTGACACCGAAGAGAATCCGAACAATGTTTTCGACTATGTGAACTGGGATATTGACCCGTCAAGTTCGGCCTATGGGGGTCCGTCATATCGGATGCGAACTGCGCTGGCATGTTTCTTGAAAGACGGAACATACTCACTATCTGGAGGGTCTTTGATTCCCTATGTCTATGACCCAAATCGAACCATCGGCGGTGCAGATGGAACAACCTGCTACGCCGTTTGGAATGGAAAAGGAGGTCGAGCAAATACGGCTGCTGAATTGAACCAGCCTGTGACGGATTTGAGCCAATCGGCGCAGATATTCCCACTCTTCGATTTCCTTCAAGGGCCTGTATCTCCAGCGGGTCAAGGTTGGAATTATGATTGGGATTCAATCTCTTCAAATTATATCAACTGGCCGTTTTATGCGAAGTATGCCAACGAGCAATTCGATGCTTATACAAACGGCAATACGGGTGACACCAACACGGGTGGTGCGACGGGAACATCGTCAAACACCATGCGTGGACCCGTCACAGCGACGAGAAGGCAACAACCTCGCTCTGGGTTGGTGCGACCAAACCCGACTCGTGCGCCCCTCTATGCAATATCCCAATCTGGGGCTGGAACTTCGACAACAATCACCACATCTGGAGATTGCGCTGGACTCATTGAGATATGGGTTGAGGACAACAATGTCAGCGCCACCAAAGTGAATTATTGGCGTGAAGGAATGCCCGTCGTTTTCCAAACCGATGGTGTTCTCGGTGGCCTTCAAATTAACGGAGTCAATCAGTATTTGTTTCAGAAGGGGCCGAATGCAATCACGACATGGGTCAAAGGCACTGGGTCAAGCCTGACAGATATTCAATTCGGAACTGCAACATCACTCAACGAACAAGGTGAAGTTCAAGGCTTTATCAATCGTTCAGGCTGGTATGTATGCAACGATGTTCAAGCGTTGTCAGGCGTGGCTAAAAGCACGATTGTATCGGGCGCAACTGGAACATTCACGGGTCATAAATTGACTTTCATCATCAACACTGGATATGACTTCAATGCGATGGACTCAACGGACTACGGTGCGATGGAGGATATTGCGGCATACGAAGTCACGGATGGATGGGCTTGTCAAGGCATTCTGGGAGGGTCTGAATATGCGTGGGGTGGGTTGAACACCTTTGACCCTATCGGACCCGTTGAAACCGCCATTAAGCGAACTGGCAGCGGCACATTCCCATTCAACCCCGCCAGTGGATTCTATGCGGGTATGGGAACTCGCTGCGGCTTGGATAGAGCACTTGGTCGTTCTGGTTATCCACCAAACCGATACAGCATTGGGTATTATGGCGAATCAATCCAATATGACTTCAACGGCGGCATGGGATTCTATGGAGGCTACGGCCAAGCATCTCAAAATGTTCCATCATACGGTGGACTCAATTTCACATCTCCAACCAGATTGACACTCGACCCTCTCGCCTTTTGGTATACTGAATATGGCGGATGGTATGGTGATGATGCAAATACTCCTGCTGGAATCGCACTCCAAAATGATGAAACCTCAAAGTTCGTATCGAACCCGATAGCCAACGGACATGGTGGAGGAATGTTGAGATTGAATGCGCCCAGTTCCTTCGGTCACGCTGGAATGTATTTTTCACAGACCGATATGACTCAAGTCACCAATGGTGGGGTCGTGTTAAGCGGCGACACGGTGATGCAAAACCCATCAACGAATGGAGATGCGGTCAGTCAAATGACAGCAACCGACCCAGCCAATGTGTTCAATAAAAATGGGTCAGCAATATCTCAACGAACTGGCGGCGCAGGCTGGTATTCAAAATCAATATCGGTGTTGTTCCAATCGTTCTATGAACAATCGACGGGAAAGAACTCGTGGGATTATTGTCCTTCTGGAACTGGCGTAGTCAAGTGGCCGTATGGTCGCAATCGAGTATGGCCTGTTCACGAGCGAGTCGGCACTAAAATGGGCTACGGACCCCTCGCTGGTGTTGGTTTTGGATGGGGAAAGAACTTCGACGAAACACACACCGCCAACCATCCGCAGGTTGGTGCTGAAACCATCAAAATGGGATTGACCGAAGTCGGGTGTTCACCTATGTGGCTTGACCTTCAAATCCGAGCATGGTGGCCTGTTCGAGATGGCCTTATGACGACTATCAATTTTGATAGTGGACTCGCTGATTTGTATATGGGTCGTCACTCTCACAACGGTCTTGGCGGCAACACATATCAAAGAAGTCAAGGTTTCACGCAATTGCGTGGCGAAGGTGCATCCGCTACAAATGCCGAGATTGAATGGTCGACTTGGGGGTCGTTGCTTGCTGAAAACGATGTGAGTGCGAGCGTTGCGGCGTTCAATCCGCAGGTCAATTTAGGTGGAGTCGGATTCAGTAAAATGTGGTCTGGCGAAGCCTATGATTATCAAGCCACTCCAGCAGGTGCTTGGTCTGGACAAGCGTCGTCAAATGGATGGCCGTATTCAGCCGTCGGAACGAACAATGTCCTTTGGGGCAACATGGGGAACTGGCTTGGAACTGGAACTCCATTCGCCATGACCGAAGGTTATCACACGCTGCGAACTGTCTTTGAAGAAGAGGGAATGACCGTCTTTATGGATGGGGTCAACAAAGGAAAAGACCTGAACTCAAACGACCCAATCTGGGGATTCTCGATACTGTTCCAAAAGGCTCAAGGCCGAGCGACCAAAGCAAACACATCACCAATCCGAGATAATCAAGGATGGAATCAATGGGTTTCAAATCCAGCATACAACAAAACATCTGCGGCTTTGCAGATTGACGAACTGACGATTCGTCACATTCCAACAGATGCTATGATTCCATTCCCCGTTGACAGCGCAACCCAAGCAATCGCAGGCGTTGGAAAATATACTGGATTGAGTATCGAAGTCGATAACATCAAGGAATCCAAGAACATGAATGTCAAGGTTTCAATTTGTCCAGTTAACGACAACATCGCAGCCGATGGAACGGTATTGCGTATGGGAGAAGGAGGAACTCCTTATTCTGGATTCGATAAACTGTCGATAAACGCCATCGGTGGATTCGGCTCGATAGATTTGACAGACCTGCCAGCCGACGCAATCACCAATGGATTCGTGATTCGATTCCACTTCTATGTTCCATCCGCTGCTGACTCCAGCCTGATGCCAGTCGATTGGTCGACAACGCCCGTCGTCAAGTCATGGACTCTGGAATACGACCTCGCACCGACATCGGGAATCTCGTGCATAGGGAACACATACAACGGCGATGTCACCGCACCAATCGACACGAAGGTCGGACACATTGTATCATTCAGAGGAACAGCAACAACCGCCGACATTGACCGAACTGTCGAATCAATGAAGTTCGACTTCGGCGACGGAACTGTCACGGATTGGTTGCCATTCACGGATTCGACTCTCCAAACGAACTTCTATGATACGGCTCACTCGTATTTGACAAGCGGAACTTTTTCAGCCAAAGCATATGCCAAAGACGATGCTGGCAACGAATCGGAGTATTCCGACATCACGATTGTAGTCATTAACGCTGCACCAGTAGCGGTTCTTCGTGCAGTTCCATCTCTCATCAGAGCAGGCAATCCCGTGACTTTCGACGCTTCGGATTCATTTGACATCAACGCAGGGGCATCGCTCGCATCATACACATTCACCTTCGGAGATGGGTCGGGTTCAACCACCAATGCCAGTGGTTCAGCACAGCACACTTTTTCGCAGGCTGGAGAATATCAAGCGACATTAGTGTGCGTCGATAACGACGGTGCATCCTCTCAAACGGCAATCGCAATCGTCAAGGTTCTCCCAGCAACACTCGTGATTCCATTGGTGTTCAATACCAAGCCACGAGCGTTCCAGAGAGTTCGCAGCGCCGAGTTCGGTCAAACGCCAGTTCTCGATGCGGTCTATCCAGAATTGACAGATACGGGGCAACGCATGGATGAGTTCTCTTTGACGGGTTCATTCTTGACGGCAACCGCCAATTCCGACATCGAGTTCGTTGAGGAACTGCTGATAAGCGGCTCACTCGTCGAGTTCATGTGGGAGGATATTGACTATGAGGGCATTCCATCAGGAAAAACATTCGTTGGCCGAATCAAAGCATTCGACTACAATCGAGAAGGCGGCGCACACGGCGAAACCCCATACACGATAACTCTCACTCGTGAAGCAGGTCTGGGCGTTTGATATTGGATTCGATACATCGGAATCCCAATGTTTTGCTCGACAGTATATGAACTATGCAAAATCGGAACTAAATTGTTGAGAACCAAACAATTGATATACTCGAAGGTCGTGCATCGACAACATGGGAAAAACCCGCAGGTATCATGGCCGTGAAAATGGCGAAGAAGCAAAGTTCCATCGCTGGTGGAGAATCAACGAAGGCGATGTCGATAGAAAAGACCATGACCGAAGCAAAATGCAACAGGTCGCAGTTCAGATTGCATGTGAAGAAGGTGTCAAACTGAAGAGTCGAAAGACCAAGAAGCCTCCGAACCGAGCAACCCCAAAGGGATATGGATTCAAAATCGGACAACACACACTGGATAAGTGGGAACTTGAACGGGCTGGAAAAACATCTCGATACAACGACCTCGACTGGAATCTGTTTTGAGAACTAAAGCATTGATATTCCGATACATTGATATACTCGGATGCGTAGCGAAGGATATGAGCCGACAACCACACATCGCCGCATCCGAAGCACACGGAATGAGCAACGAAGTATATTTCAACCGAGCAAATCCTGACGCTGGAATCTTCATCAAAATCGAAGAGTCGAAAGCAATCGAGATGGGAATGACCGTTATCGAAACAACTGTCGACCATGTTATCGTCGGATGCACTGGTTCAGAATACTTAGTCACCGAGCCTCGCACCTTCGCTTTCGTTGAAATCACCAACGACGACAGATTCACCATCACCGCTTGGAAACAAGACGATGGAAAAATCGTCTTTGAGTGAACCCAAGCGTGATAACCCGCAACGACACACCATGACTCATGGACAGCGATAGCATCGAGCGTTTCCATCGCTTGGTTCGGGCTGGTGACGACGAACTCATCATCACCCCTCCAAAGGGGTTGCTGGATGAAATCGAGAATCTCGGAACTGACCCTCGACGACCACGAACCGCAATCGCTCGCTGGGCTTCTCAAGTCTGGGCTGAACACGCCAAAGAATCCAACATGGAGGCGGGTGGGTTCACACTGGATGCGAGTCACAGCGAGAAGGAATTGATGTTCAGACCTGCTCACTATCCACCAGATTGGGGCTTGGATTTGATTCCATTCCCAAACGACACGGGTGGAGTATGGACACGAGATAGGATGACAACGCTATGCTACACGAGCCTGACGACTCCAAGACCGTTTGACCCACATCTGCATGGTGCGGTGGGCGGAGAGGCCGCTGAAGCACTTGGATTTGGTTATCATTATCAAGGCCGAACTGGATTCCCAGACCAGCAGGACATCATCACTCGTCGTGGTGGGGGTCCGAGAGGTGGGTTCTCCATGACTACGGGTCCGACGGAGGGTGCATATCCAAGTGCAGTTCTCCCTCAACCAACATTCAATTTAGGCCGTTTAGGACACTCTGACGGCGGTTGGAATCCCGAAGGGCTACAATGGACTAATCGACCCAAAAGGATGCGTCTGGGAGGGCTTAGAAACGGCTGGGCGCATAAGGTCATGTTCGCTCGCTCTCGTCAAGTGATGTTTAGGAATCTGTATGGAGATATTGCACGAGATGAAGCGACTCCCCAAGCACCGACGGTTGTCATCAATGGACTCAATGATTTGCATGGAGTCAAGTCGGTCAGCATGACTCAAACATTCAACGCACCAACAGAGGTCAATATCGAACTCAATAATCCCAGCGGAAAAAGAACAGGCTGGATAAAACGAGGCGACACAGTTCAGGTGTTCGCCAGCCCAAGACGGTGGGCGACTCCGCCATTGGTGTTCACTGGGTTTGTTCACGAAGTTCACGAATCCAGCACAGACATTTCATTCAAGTGTTCGGACTCTCTGGGCTATCTGAATCTCGAAGTCGTGAAGAAGTCTATGACATACTTTCAAACCGATGCTGCAACGGTTGTCAAGGACTTGGTTGCGAACTCAATCTATGCCCCTCCAGTTGGTCGAATGGCGAATCAATCCTTCGTCATTCTGCCTGCTGGAATGAACTTCGTTGGAGAGTCACGCTTATCTGCGGTTCAAGCAATTTTGAACATCATAAACAGCACACCGACACTCAATCAAATCTATTGCTCTCCAGATGGCTACATCAATTTGAGAAGGCTTCGTGAGGTCGACGACCCGACAATCGTTCCATTGATTGGTGGCAGATTCCCACGAACTGCAGTTCCTCAAGACTTCTATCCAACCGCCATAGAGCGACAATCTGGAGATACGACTGGATTCAATGTCATCGTCGTAGCGAACAACGACATCGGCTTATCGGTGTCGATACCTGCTGCTGACAGCCTGCGCTATCCAGCAATCCCAGTCGAGAAGCGAATCGAGGACAAATCCATCACGGATGCGACCCAAGCAAAACTGGTCGGAGAGTATTATCTCAACACCCAATCGCTCAAGCGAGTCAGATGGATTGTCGAAGGCATTCCAGAACGATTTGACATCAAGGTTGGCGATGTCATTGAGTTCCAATCTGGAGAGGCCAGCCTCGCAGGTCGACACCGCATTTTCAATTTGACTTGGAACTATTCCGTCGGAGGTTCGACAATGACATTGACGGTGGGTCGTCAAGCAGCAGACCTGATGTCGACTCTCAAATACACACTTGGCGTATCTCAATCTGGATGATTAGAGAACAAATCCATTGATATTAGCGAAGCATTGATATACTTGATAGTGTTCCCTTAGATTGTTGGGGGCGCAAACCCCTGACCGAAGCGATACTTCTCGATGCGAGTCGAGGGGTGAATTGGAAACAACAATGAGGCGTTCACATATTTTGAATGGCGATGCCCCGTAGTAAAACTGATAACAGGAGTTCTTCGGAACTTGGACAGGAGATTCAATGGGATTCAACACACTCTATTGCGCTCATTGTTGGACTATACTCGGACTAAACTGAAGCCCCAATTGGGGGGTGGAGGGGTGGCACTTCTCACCAAGTCGCAAAGAGTGGCTCTGACCTAAGTGGTTAAGGGCGTGAAGTCGGAACTTAGATTCCTTCACGATTCCTGACTACGCCGATACGGTGCTGGAAAATAGACCAGCAACGGGAACGGGCTGAAAGAATGCGTTAAACCGAATTAGTTCTGGGTGTGTTCGCCCCAGATGTAGTCGCATCCGTAAAGAACACAAAGGCGGTGAGTGAAGAAAAGCACACACTCATCAAGGCTGGCGACGGATTCCAGTTCCCCCAAATCTCCATCGAGAGTGTCGTTTCATCCAACACTCCCATCCTTGCTGGGTTGGGTGTGGTCGCATCTGTAAGGAAGCCGTGAACTCGGTGATGACGACCTTTGAGGACAAGTAAGACCCCCCTGCGTGGTGAAATCGGCGGCTTGAATCCTAACCCGACCTAAGCGAGTTCCTATCAACAACCACTTAAACGGCCAAGCCCGACCCTTTGATGTGTCGCCAGCGCCAGCAATCACACCGTCGACGGGGATGCCCGTTGATTCCGTTGGGGCGTTGCCACCAATCGGCTCTCGTGGATTGCCATTGACTCTCGTCTTTATGGACTCACCAATGGACAATATCTCCGATGCTACTGGCACTCGCTTGGCTCTCTTTGATGAAGCAATCTGGCAACCACGAGCGACTCAATCGGCGAGTGTATCTGGAACAACAATCAACCCCACACCCGTCGTTCCATCGACCACCCAATACGCATCTGGAGTCAATCCATTCCCATCATTCGATGGGTTGAATCAAACGGCGAGAGCGATGGGATTGAGAACCAATATCAGTTCTCCAGTTCTAAATCATAATCAAGCACATCTGTTGTTCGGTCAAATCGGCCAAGATGTCAGCAGGTCGAGATGGAGTCAAGACAAATTGACAAACACATTGTCGTTTGCTGGATTGTCAAAGACGGAGTGCGGTCAATATACCGACCATCCCGAACAGATGTATTCTTCTGGCAGACCTGCAAATCACACATGGCAAAAACCCAGCAGCGACCAAATCAATCTATATCGAAGTCAATATGACTTGGCATTCGGAACAACTGTTGCTGCAACAACAAACAATTGCGTTGAAGAAACATTCTTGGGCGGCGGTCAAATCGAAGCGATTGTTCACGATACGATTCCAGCAATCCCATCAAACGGATTGGGAATTATCTATGGCGACAACCATAACTCGGAGTATTTGACGACCATCGTGTCATCTCCACTTGATTCTCGTGCCACATTCCCAGACACAAACATGAACACCATCGACGATATTGGCGCTGGCGATGATGCCACCCAATTCTCGGCGAACTGGTGCGTGAACCTGCTCAATCAGCAACCATTCGTTTTGGGCGATGGAGTGACGGCGAAGAAAGGAACTTCGTCACCAGATGGAACGCTCGCTGCGGGTCCGACACCATCGGCGGCGATGTTGACAACCCAGTTCAGCGCTGGAACAACAACGATTCAGCACATATTGACAGATGATACTTTCAGCGATGGACAGATTGCACCAACCCCTCTCATAAACACACCACTGGGTCGGGTCGATTTGGGTGCGAGTGTTGTCGCAGATAGTGTTGGTTTGATTGGATTCGAGGGCGTTATAACTGCGACGGCGTTCTTCGCACCGACCAAGAACACAGACCCGAATGCGATTGCTGGAGTCGTGACAAATACAGACGAGTCGAAGGGCTACGCTGGATTGAACATTCAAGTGTCATCGGGAACTACGATGCGACGAAACGGCACTCGTCAAATGGATATTGCACCATACAAATACGGCTCGGATGGCGCAATCGTTCAACCAATGTCAGATGCGTTGTCGACTAAGGCATCCAGAGGGATTGGCGTTGCCAATATCAGCGTTGAGAATGCCAACAAAACATGGTTTAGAAACACCCAGTTCGGCCACATCAACGCACCAATTCAAACCCCAGCAATCGGCAATTCAATACCGACTCCTGCTGGATTTGGCGGCGTGATGCAGGTCGGTGCGGCTGGTGGCGATGGTGGAATTATCGGGTCGAATACGGTTGGTGGAGATGCGCCAGCAACAATCGACAGTTCGTATTCAACGGGTCGTTGGATTGCAGATGGAGTTCCAACAAAGGTCGAGATAATTCCTATCATAACAGGCTACAAAGATGTTGAGGTTTCAGTCGGCCAGTTCAAGGCGGGGCTATATCCAAGTGCAACGCCAATCACATTTAGAAAGCCATTGGTCGATTATCATGTAGTCGTGTCCGTAGTCAAGCCTTCTCATGTTCCAGACGCATCCGCTGACACTACGATTGGCAACACCAACATTGGGAGTCCGAACAGAAGGAATGACCCGAATCCGAACAGGCTGCATATCAACGCCGACTTCTCCGATACCCCAGCAACATTGTATCATGGCATATTCAGAATTGACCCACAGACTTTGGAACAGGTTTTCATCGAAGCGAGTGAAGGAACTCTCGCTGGTATTGTTCCCGACAATGACGAGTATATGTGCCAACATTCCGTGATGCCTCGTGAGTCGTTTTCTAAGGCCACAGGCGGTGCGATGATGATGGGTTGGGGGTTGCATCAAGCAACGCCGTTTAGACCCCTCGCATTGGCTAATTTGGACACTTTAGTTCCAGACCTATGTGCGGCCATAGAAGGTGGAGGTTCGTTCCAGAGAGGCGGTATATCGCACCTATGGGATGCAACCGCATTTGGTGGCGAACTGTTCGTCGGTGCTGACATCATTGACCCGATGCAAATGTGCATCAACGAGATAACTCCCAAGAACTCGCCGACGCAGTTCGGAATCTGGGGGAACGGTCAGGTTTGGCCTGATGGTTCTTTGACTCCGACTCGACCAAAGGGTTGCGAACTTTTGGTTTGGAGATATTCTCCAACAAACGACCCGTTGTATTCCAGCAGCAGCCTCTATTTATCGAACCCGATACGAGATGCTTTTCCAACTGCATTCCAAACCTATCAACAATCGACTCACGATTCGATGGTTCGACTCGAAACCGACAAGGTGAAAGCGGGTCAACGAAAGAGTTCGCTCGGAATCGGTGCGGTCTGGGAGATTCACGATTGGGTCATGCCTCAATTGGAGATGATGAGATACTTGGGTCGTGAAGAGAAGTTCAGCGTGACCCATCCAAAGAGCCATGAAGGCTTGAAAAATGGAAGCCCACCGATATTCCACCCGACACTTCATTGTTCCAGCCTGCGAGCAACCGACGAAGGAAAGTTCATCATGGCGGCGGTTCATGTTGACTACATCAAAACGGAGAATGACTATCCAGCGGTTGACATCAAATATCCATTGAATCCCGACCTTGACACTGGTGGATGCCCTGCTGGGTATTATCAATCGGGTGGAAAATGTATTCCAATGGCGGGTGGTGGAGATTATCCAGCGGGAGAGGGGCCTGACCCTCAATCTGGAGATGGAGTTCCAAACAATAACGACTATCCGTCACCCGTCAACGGGTCGGGTGGGTCGACTCCAAAGAGTGACAATTTTTCAGCATATCCAACATGGTCGAAATTGATGGCGAACACACAGGCTCGTTCTCTCATCTTGATGTTCTCCGATATTGGGTTCGATAAGGACACAGGCTTGGCGCATCGAGGAAAAGCACTTTTCGACATCACTTGGGAAAAAATGAAAACTGGAACAAACACCGTTGATGAGTTCGCAACCCAAACATGGTCGCAGCCTGATACTTGGTGGAGTGGTGCGAGAATCTCATATTGGTATCAAGAATCGGGTCAAAGAGCCATTCCAATCACCTATGGCTCATACCCAGATTGTCGAATGTCTTATGCAAATCTCCCTCGCTCGTTGCCGTTCCTCATCAACACATTCAACCAAGACATCGCTGGCGACCCAGTTCTCGGCGTTGCCAAAATCCAATCTGGATTCCCAACCATTCAACCTGCTCTCGTAGCCCAAACCACGAATCCAATTTGGAACACCATACGAAGCAACGGCGACCCAGATTCTTTGGCAGCGTGGAGTGACACTCGACAGAAGTTCATTGATTTGACTCGATATGTTCCAACAACAATCGGCTTCGCTGACTTCGGTGCTGGTGCAAATCCTCATCAAGAACTGGGATGGTCTGGTTGGTCTTTTCCAAAGGGATTGTATGACCCAGCGGGGTATGGCGACAACACCGTTTTCTTCTCCGATGCACCAGAGGTTCTCGATACGACAGGTTATGGAGTTCCAATAGTTCCAACCGAACAAGCGATATTCAAAGGATTCGGCGACAATTCGGATGATGTTGCTGGCAATTCGGCGGTGTATGCACCGTTGACAGCGCACTACGCTGACTTGACAACTGTCACATTCCCAGCAACCGTCACGAGCCTCATCGTGTATCAAAACGGCGACTTAGTTCAAGAGCGATTGACGGCGGGTCCTCAAGGCTTTGGCTCAATCGGCGAACTGGCGTTTGTTTTGAATCAAACTGCGCTTTGCGATTATATTCCAAAGTATGACCTTGAATACGAAATATCATCTGGCGGTCAAATCGGATTCCAAGAACTCCCCGTTGGAGTCTTGGCTCGGACATATGACCCGAATGCACCACCACCGATTGACCCATCAATGAACTGGGTGTCAATCACCATCGACGGCGTTGTCTATCCGTTCTCATCGGCGCAACCTTCGGGTCACAGATTGATGCAGGGTGTCAAGGGTGGATGGGCGCATCACGGACCCCTCCACTACGGTGTATCGACTCGATTCCATCCATACCGAGTCGACAGGGTATTCAAGCAGGTTCATGGCGGCGTTGGCTACAATATACCCATCCATTTGCTCAAGCCTCCAGCGGTTCATGTGAGAGCCAGAGCAGGAGGGCAGAACTCAATCGAACTGGAGATGGAAACGCCGTTCCATCGAACAGATAATATCCACTTAATCGGTGCATCACGATTCAATAACGGCTTCGATATGGCTGGTGATTCTCCACCAGATTCGCCTCGAACTGTTCAAGGTCAATACTTCTTGAGAACCAATCTATGGGATAAGCCAACATGGGGGTCGGCTGGTGTTTCAGGCTCTCTCATTGAACCACTTGAAGAAGTCGGTGCGAGAGTTCACGGACCCATAATATCGGGGTCATTCGGACTTGAGGCGTTTTGGCACGACCACCCAACCGACCACTTTCACGCTTCGGCCATGCCGATATTGCCGAACACGGACTACGACCTGCCGATGATTGAAAACAATCGGTATTCACCGCTGATGTTCTCTCGCAACAAAGAGATTCACGAACTCGATGTCCTCGCCATCTCCGAGCAACTGCAATCGAGCGTCGATGTGCATGTATCTCAATCGGCCAAACCATTCTGGGATTCAGGCTCAATTGCATCGGCGGTTGGAATGGGATTCGCAGATAATTATGGGTTGCACATGATTCAACGGCAATCCAGTATGGATGGCAACATGATACAACCAGTATCAACAGCCAGCGGAGGTTCAGGCTCTCAATCAATGGGAATGGGTCAAAGACAGGTGAGAACGCCCGAAGGAACTCTTCACCAGTTCTTCATCCGACGCTCATGTCAAACTGGCAGCAACAATCTCCCCCAATGGACTCACATCAAGAAGCCACTTTGGAGTGATTTGTTCTGGAATCGAAAGGCAACAAAGCCTCAACAAGCGAGTGCTGTTTTTGGTGGCGAGGATGAATGCGGACCCCTATTGGCCTCGATAGGTGCTGGCCTGACAACGCCTGCTGACTACGACAAAGGTCGAGTCATGGGTGCTGCATTTGCTTCGGATTCGGCTGGAACGATTCACGCAGTTATCGAATATCATGCAAATCCAGATGATTCGGCCAATCATCGGGCGCACCGATTGTATTATCATAAGGCAACACGAACCTCATACGGTTCACAGCCTGAACCAATTTATGACTGGGATTGGTCGGTTCACACGCCAGTGTTGATTCAAGGAGGAACTGGATGGGATGGACTCAATGCTGGAGGAACGATGTGGGATTTGAGAATGCCTTCTTTGGTGTGCGACGGCGACGACAGATTGCATCTCGCATTCCAGCAGGTGTTGAGTCAAACAGGGTCGACGGGATTGCCTCAATGCTCTCGAATCTTTTACACGAGCAAATTGACAGACGAAGATTCATTCCCCACTTGGACACCCGTTGAAGCCAACGAAGCGAAGCCGTATGACAACCGATTCGTATGCGTTCACGGACTCATCACAGATGCAGGACAAACATCGCTCAACCAAGCATCAGCGGGTCCGCATTTCACCACATACAACGATTGCCCGAAGGTCGTTTTGAGAGGCGACAACATACCCATCGTATTCTATCGAGGGCAACCAATACAATCATTCGCTGATGCAGATAGGAACTGGAATGCAATTTATTGCAGCGTCGGCCAATCTCCGAACCGAGTGAGTGACCCATCGGGTCGATTCACATTCGACTCCAACAAATCATTCCATGTAGTCGGACTCGCACCAGATTCCAAGAATCCGATGGAACTGAAGAATGTCGTGTATTATGACGCAATCATTGACGAGAACGACAGAGCAATCGTGTTGACGACCAAAGACGATAGGGAAACCTCTCCAGCAACCTATGCACCCCGCCAGACGCTCATCACGACATTCGATAGTCGAAAGACCCTTGAAGTGCAATACTCGGCCACAGACGGGCTGGGAACGCACATAACGCTATGGCGAGGACCCGTGTATGATGGAACAACCGAATTGCGAAAGGTCGACCCGAACTACAAAAATGTCAGCCTGACGACAGATGGAAAAGGCAATATCCATGTCGTCATGGGATTCTCAATGATTGGCGACGACCAATCCAGATATGGTGAAATCTATCGTGACGCTGCCAATCCGAAGGTTCGACAATCAGCACTCGCCCCATTGATTTGGGCTGCGACTCCAACAGGAAAAGAGAACATGCAGGGTGATGAAACGCCATACGCTGGAGGATTCATCAAGCCAGTTATTCCACCGAACTGGTCTGGTCTAATCACTCCACCATACCCACCATATCAAGACTCTCAAGTGGGTCGTGAGTATCAGCATTTGCTTCATGCTTGGATTCCATCATTGGAGTTCGACACGACGCATAACACACTTCGCTCGGTCAACATTCGATGGTTGTCAGTTCCCAGCCTGCGATGGGATTCGGCCAACAACACATGGTCGCCAGTGGGGTCAGCGCAGACTATGGCTGGAGAAGAGGACTTTCCACACCATAGCCCTCAATTGCGATTCCAACGATTCTGGGGCTACGATGCTTCGGAGATTGACCTGCGCTGGTTCACCAACGAACTGGCTTGGTATTCGACCAACACCAAAGGTTCAGAAGTGTATTATCCATCAAAGGGCGGAATACAGATGGAACTCGGTGACTCGATTGAGGGTGGCGGAGAAGGTTTGGCTGGTTATCCAAACGGTTGAAATCTGAAAACCCGCTGGGGGGTGTTCAGATTGTTCCCAGTTCGTATCGAACTCGATAATGAGCAAACAGAGAAAGTCGAGGAACAAAACCATTGAGATTCCGATACCTTCTTATACCCCCAACCCCACCGATAAACATGAGCAACCAATACCTGCGAACATATTTTTCAGAGCGCAACCTGCCAAACCGTGTCATCGAAGTTCAAGAATCAGCACCGTTCCGCCTTCACTTCATCGAATCCAAAGACATCATCCGCATGGCTCTTAACGCACCATCTGGAGAACAAGAGCAAATCGCTTCAATGATTCGCAAAATCGAATGGGAAAACCCATCAGCAATTCACGGATTCATCGACCACTTGGCTCGATGCTACATCGCAACCCTTTGAGATTGTGATTTGAGAGTCGTCAACCATTGATAATCTCGGACAATTTCATCTGAATCATTAACCCCCCCTAAAGGGGGGGTTATCCCAATGAATCAAACCCATAGGGGTGTTGATAGACATATACATGAGTCAAGGTGTGTGTGTATGGAGATAGGGGTCTGTTTGATTCATTAAGGTGGGAGTTCACCATCAGGTCATGTCAGTCGTGCGTATCGACATTCCGTCGAAGCATCCTCTCCCAGATATGTGGGATGAAGTGCAACCTCATTTTCCAATGCCAGCACCAAGAGCGTTTCAAGGCGAAGCGTTGTCGGTTATTTACTGGGCGTTGGAGAATGATAACTTCGACAACATCGTTGTTGAAGCACCGACAGGAATAGGCAAATCCGCTATCGCTATGACGGTGCAGAACCGATTCCAGTCCGCATACCTCTTGACACCCACGCTTGGCCTCACAGAGCAATACAGGCGTGATTATGGACATGTCGTGAAAGAAGTTCGAGGGCGTTCCAATTTTCCATGCTGGGTTGAATCTGGCGATGCCAGTAAAGCACCATGTTATGTTGGAAAAAAGAGATGCGCCCACACGAAAGAAGCAGACCCGTGTCCATACTATGCTCAAAAGTTCCAAGCGAGGGATGCGAGAATCACACTATCCAATCCATCGTATTTGTTCCGAGTCGTCAAATCTCCAGATGGTTCATTCGGCCAGCGTGACTTCGCCATCATCGACGAGGCTCACCAGATGGAACAGTTCGTGATGGGATTGATGGAATGTCGAATCACTCACACCGACTTCAATCGAGTGTTTGGTGCGAGAACACCATTCCCAATGCACTATCATCCAGCAGATTGGAAGGATGATATTCAACGACTCTATGAGGGCGCAACCAAGACACTGGGAGTGGCGGAGGCTGACGAGGATGCAAACAAAGTCGATGAGATGAGAGCGATTGTCCAGCGCACATCTCAATTGCTGGAACTGCTTGAAGAACCGAATGATGTCGTGGTAGAACTGGACACAGACCGTCGAGGGAATCGAATCCTCATCGCCAAGCCAGTTCGTGTCAACAAAATTGCACCATCGCTATTGGACTCGATAAGTCGCCAGCGGATATTCCTATCTGCAACAATTCTCAACATTGACACCTTTTTGTCAGGTCTGGGTCTTGACGACCAAAAGACATTGTTCGTGAGAATCGTCGACTCTCCATTCCCGAAGGAGAACTTCAATGTTCACTATTCTCCATGCGGCTCAATGTCCTATTCTCGTCGAGAGGCATCGTTGCCCCGTCAAGTCAAAGCAATCGCTGGAATCATGGCTAAGTGGCCGAATAAGAGGGGTGTGGTGTTGCCTCACACTCACGCAATACGAAAGGCATTGGTCGAAGGACTCCGTGACGCTGGACTGGGCGACAGGGTTATCACTCACGATTCAAACGGTATTGCTCGACAAAAGGCACTCGACGAGTTCTTCACATCAGA